AACGCTGTGCAAGAGTAATAGCAGGTGCCCACATCCTGCCAGCTACCGTTACGCTGTTCACGGTAGCTAACCGCCACGGTGAAGAAACAGTACGGCTTGCTGTTGCTCTGGCTGAATTTGAGTTCAGGGTCACGGGTGAGGTTACCCTCAATAATGATATAGTCCACTATCTTTCCTATCTGTATGGTTTGTTATTGCGCGTGTGGTCCGTACTTTTCGCTTGTGGTGGGATATGCGGTTAGGGTGAACCCGGTCCCGTAGAAGCCGTCGCCGCCGCCCTCGAAACTTACTAGGGGGGTGGGGCCGTAATTGCCGTTCACCATTACAAAAATAGTGTAAGTTTCGTGCCCTAGATCTTCCATATCTTGACTATGCCTAGCATAGGCGCCCATGATGCGCGCCTGAGCACTGCCACATGCGAAAGCTTTTTCGATGTAATACCAGTCGTTACCGCAAACCTCGCACCCCTCATTGCCGTGGGCAACAAGGGCGATGCCGTTATCGAGAGTGAAAATAGCTTCCAGTGGGGCGCAATCGTCACCGTCAACGACAGTAACGCTGGTTACATATCGCCCGCGTAGAACGTTCGTGTATTCTTCAGCGGTGCTATTCTGGTCTAGAACAATGCTGTTACCCATTATTAGTTCTCCTTTTCTGTGTGTTTCCATAGTCGTTCGATGCGAGTGTCAAACCAGTTCAACACCCATGCCATTAATAGTATCGTGAAGAAAATGACGGTCAAGGAAGAAACAATTAATGAGACCAGCAACACAGTTAGCCATATTGGGCCTAACCCAACCAGCAAAGCGGCCCCTTTACTAGCGCTAACAGCTAGGGCCGCGCTCATTTGTTCTTCACTTCTTCCAGCAGCATTAGCACCCACACTACAGCCCCCATGAACACGGCCATGCCGAACCCGATAGGGATAAAAACTAGTGTGGCCGCGAATATGCCACTCATATAAGACACGGCCCCAGCAAGCCAAGTAGTCATAGCCTAGTCACCGTTTCGTGAATCAATTACAGCTAAAAGCAAATAGGAACCGTAAAAAGCAAGCACGGACAGGGCTATCAAAATACCCATAATCTAGCCGCCACTTCACTACTCGGTTACGTGCAAAAGCACGCAACCGACAATAACGGCGGCTAAGGTCAGCAACTTAACGACACACAACATAGCTATTCCTTAGCGCCATCAGCTGCTTGGGTGTCGGCTTCGCGCTTCCTGCGACGCTCATATCGCCAATCGCTAATGTCATCACAGATGTTTACGCAAACCTCGCACACATAGGCGGCGGCGGCTAGAATACAGAACCACACGAACGGGGCGCCCCAAATAATCGCGGCCCAAGTAGTGAACGTGCTCATTTGGTTTCCTCACTTTCTTCTTCGATAATCTCGGCTCCTTCGTAGATAGCCCCACCAACAACCGGGGTAGCGTCAGGTTCGGGCGCGTCAGACGCCTTAACCTTAGCTGGTTTGCGTTTGCGTTGCATAGGCTTCACCTCAGCCTCGCCAACGTTAACCGATTCTTCCTCAATACTAGACAACCCAGCCAACACTTCGGGTGCGGCACGCTTGCACGCCTCAGACAACGCGCGAGCATAAAGCATCTGTTGCGGGTTCGTCGCATAGCGCTTGTTTGACATATACCCGGCTTTCTGGGCTCGCTCAATAGTCCAGGTAGCGTTGTGGATAATTTCTGAACCCTTCTTAGAGACACAGACGGTTACGCTATCGTCCGTGGTTTCTTCGGACCAGATTTCATATCCAGCGCCCTTCACTAGGGCGGCCATGGTTTCGGCGTACATCGCCGGGCGGCCATTAACCACATACAGGGCGTTAGCGGCGGTAAACGGGTCCATACCCATAGCCGCGCCCTTCACAATCGCCACGGCCAGTTCAGGCGCTTTGCCAGACCAAGCTTTAGGCACAAACTCGGTATAGGCGAGTTTGTCCGCAATAGCCTTAGCGGCCAGTAGTGAGGTGTCAAACGCTTCAAGCCCAGCCTGCACAGCCAGGGCGCGCGCCTCATAGTCGTTCTTGTTACCCACGGTGGCGAGAGCCTGTTCGCTCACTTCTTCGATCCTTTCTTATCCTTTTTGGTTGAAACCCAAGAGTTAACATTCTGAACCTGGTCTGCTACAGCCTTAACGGCCAGGAACGCCTTCCAAGCTTCCTTAATTTCGGGGCCACGGTAGAGACTGGCCTCATGTGGGGTTAGGTGAATAACCCCGATCCGATCAACGGGGATCATAGGGTGTAGCTTGCCGTCAGGGCCTTTGTAATAGTCGGCATTGGCATATGCTGCGCACTGCATGAAATACTCACCATGCACGCTATTTGAGGTCTTCAGATCGAATAACCAGACGTCGCCCTCAAACTTGGCGATAAGGTCAGCGGTACCCGCATAGCCATGCATGGTTGAGGCTAGGGGAACCTCAGTGGCGATAACCTCAAAAGACGGGTTATCGTCTAGCCACGTCAGGTAGGCGTCAAGGTAGGGTCGTAGTTCGGGGGCGGGTTCGATTTCCTCCCAGTTAACCAACTGTTCAGCCAAACTGTGTACAGCGGTTCCCTTGCGGGCTTTACTGTCGCGGTAACGCCACGGCGCGGACTTGAGGCGGTTAATGAGGTCCCCGCGCGCGTCACCGCCGCGCACCTCCAAGGTGCGGGCAATGTTTTCGGCCTCATCCACCGCCGCCTCAGCAACCATCTTAGCGGCCCAATACATCAAATACGGCTTAGGGAACCCAGCCCCAAGAATAGTTGTAACCGACGGGATGTTTTCGCCGTCAAGCGTGTAACGGTGTTTAACTTCGTCAAACTCTAGCTTGTGTCCCATGTGTGTTCACTCCTTGTTCTGTGCGTTATCGATAGGCGCTTCGTAGATACCTAACGCAACCTCCATAGATTGCATTAGTTCCTTTTTTAAGCCCATGATTTCATTTAGTAGTTTCTCGATACGCTTTTCCCGCTTGGCGCGTGGATCAATAGCTTGTGTGGCTTCCAGCTTAGCTAGCCACGCTTCGCGGTTAGTCAGTTGTAGACGAGTCTCGATAATGTGTGCTAATTCGTCTGGCTTAGGTGTGCGTGGGTTCATGATTTTCTCCCTATATGGCGCTAGTTTACGTAGGGTTGTTGAGGTTCGGCCACCGTGCAACCCGAAAGGGGGTATGCCCTCCCAAAGCCCCATTTGTAAGCACTCGTTTTTCACGGGGCAACGCTTGCAAAGGCCGTTAATTACCTTGTCGGTGTTGACTCGTTCGGTGGAGTCTTCCGGGTAGAACAGGTCCAGGGGTAACCCTTTACATGTGGCTTTGTCTTGCCAGTTACTACCGCCGATGCGGCTAAACCTGCGTTGCAGCTCGGCTAAGTGTACTTCTAGAGCTTCACTGGCTGTCATCATCGCTTGTATCGCCTCGTTCTTTCCTCGCTAAATGTTCTTGCCGGCTTTTTTCGGCTTCTAATGTCTGCAACAATAGGGACATCCAGTAGTTGACGTTAGTAAAATCGGGTCCGCTTAGTAATATGGAATGTGGCTCTTCTAGGTCTGTGTAGTCGTGCATGTTTCCTCCTTTCGTGTGTCTTAATTTTATCGGGGTGGAGGTAATAATTCAATTAACGCGCCTATGTTGCAGGTCACACCATGCACGTGGGCGTTTTGATATAGTTAGGGCATGAAAAACCTATATAACCGCCTGATTATCTGGCTTAATTCTCCCTGCCCTAACAAGGTAGCTAACACTGTGTTCTATGCTGTCGCCTTTGCGGTAATCGTGGCTTGTTTCCTGGCCTTAGTGGGAGTGTTGGCAGGTAAGGACACTGGCAAGACCCAACCAACCCCAACCCCAACCGTTAGCGAGTCCGTGCCGACGCCCGCAAACACCGCTACGGCTTCACCTAAGCCCACTGTAGCCGCCAGCGCCACCCCAACCAGTATTCCTACCGGCGTGCCTAAGAGCGCCCGTAAGATTTGTTCAGAGTACGGCGAGAAACTGTATCCCGGCGGCTTCTGGTTGCTGAAGAACAAAGCACAGTCCCGCGAGTGGCAAGACCCCCAAACCGGCATCATGTACATCAACTACCCGGTGCATGTTTACACGCAAGACGGGATCGAGAAGAAATACATGGACTGCCAGCTGCAACGCGGCGAAGACGGGTTCATGTACGTAACTAGCTTCCAGCTTTTGTAAGCCAAGCTGAATAGAGAAAAGGGTCTAGGTGGAGTTAAGCCTAGACCCTTTTCTCATCCACACGCCTTTGTGTGGGGGCGGCGGCGATTGGGGGAGGAGGTGAAACCCTTTTCGCCGTCGCGTTTATTGTATACACAAACAGTCATGGCCACAAAGGGCGATACGTGCTTCCTTTGTGGCCATGTTGTTTAGTTAGGCACTACATGCGAACCGGCGAGTGCTTGTAGTTTCGCTTTGACTGCTTCCACCTGTGCCGGGTCTACATCCTCACCGCCGCTAGGAACGCCTGTAAGCCGTTTTACGGGGACTTTATCAACGTACCCTACCCAGGGTACCCGGTCGGGCTTAATAGCCTCGCTAAGACGCCCTAGAAGGCGTTCAGGGCGGGTTTCAGGTTCCCTACCCTCAACCGCCTTGTAACACATAACAGCCGCTAGCCCGTTACGGTCAGCTTCTTCAAGACTCAAACCCTCACCAACAGCCCACAGCCAGCCGCGCGCATAGGCGCATTGGTCCACCGCGTCACGGTCACCAACCGGAACAGGCGTGCGCTTACACACTTCATGGATACGGTCCTTGCGGAGCCGTTCAGCCGCCGCCATAAGGTCACGTGGGGTAACAACCCCATACTGCTTTTCAACGGCCCTACAGACGGCCAGCGTAGCGTCCTTAAGCACACTATCGCTAACGACGTCCCCAAGGACCAGGTGCCACACGCTGACCTTGTCTTCGAGATTGTCTTCAGGCCCAACCTTAACCAGCCCGCACTCGGTCAACATGGCCAGTGCTGCTGCGACGGCTTGCTTAGAACTCATTTTCGTTTTCCTCCCATTGCGTGTTGTTGTTTTGGTCTTCGGCGGCTTGCATGGCGATAGCCGCGAAACGCTGCATAGTGGATCGGGCGCGGGGCTGGTAGTCGCCATCCCACAGACCCTTGTTAAGCCAGGTTGTAGGCATGTGGTAGTAGGCGGGGTTCCAACCGGCCTTGTAGCGTTCTAGTCCCTCCATGATTTCCTCAAAGGTTGCTTCGCCTTTGCGGAGTACTTGTTGCCATTTTGCGTAGGCGCCTTTTTTGCCTACTCGCCGCGCTTTGGGGAATGCTGCCCAGAACTGTTCGAACTCTGCGCTGTATGTGGCCCGTTTGCGAGTGCTCTTGTTTTCCACAGGCTCTGAAAAGTTATCCACAGGCAAGGGCAAGTTTTCCACAGGTTCAGGCGTTGAAGTGTTGCTACCAAGCTGCAAACGCGGTTTTTTGCCCCTATAAGTTAACTTACTAGATTGTAAGTTATTAGTAACTGACTTATTAGAAGCTAATATATCATCTTTACTAGAGTAAGCTTTATTATCATTAACGTAGGTATCATCTTTACTAATGTAAGAGTTAATATCAACATCTTTATTATTAATATCTATTATGTGCGTTTTTTTGAACTTTGTCAAGAGCTCTACGCTCACAGCGTAATCAGATTGAGGAAACGTTGAAATTCCAACGATCATACTGTTCAACAACTTATACACCATGTCGTCCAGGTCACTTTTTTCTTCGAAATTTTTTTGCACGCGTGACATAAGGTTAAAAGTGTTTTGCATCAGTGACATAATGTCGCGCAAACGGCGTACCAAATTATCAGGATCGATCCTGCTAACCAGATCACGCAAACCCTTATCCACCTGCGCAAACGTAGGCTTGCGGGAGTTTTCCACAGCCCAGTTAGCACCATCCATAGCCAAGCATGAAATGACAACTAGGCTAGATGCGTCATAAAAGCTTGCAACCACGGCATTAGCAACACGTTCTTGCCCTAGATTGATCCAAGACAAAAACCCGCGCGGACCAACCAACCCTGCAACCGGATCAAACACAATCAGGCCAGCCGCCATTAACTCGAACCCAGCTGCCATGCACTCGCGGTAAGTCAAATCCGGGCACAGAGTGGCCAGCACTTCTTCATCCCAGCGACCCACACCACAAGCAGACAGCCCAGGATGCGCACAGACGGCCAAATAAAGCAGCTTAGCCCTAACTGATAGGCCACTGAATTCTGGCCCCGTAAACACGCTCCTAGGGGCCTTAAACAGATCGTTATTCATTCCTGCACTCCCTCAACAGTCGAAACCCAACACAACAAACCCGGCTGGATCGGGTAATCAGCGTAAACCTTGTAAGCGTCAACGTGAACAATCCGTGAATCCTCACGCAACACACGCAGACCACTAGACGGACACAGAGCATCGCCGACAGCGCGCACCAGCTTATCCAGATCAGGCTTAACAGCCGGAACCCAAAACCTTGGGCGCTTAGGACGCGGCAAAACAAAAACCAGACGCAACCGCACTGGACCATCCAACGGAACATCCACGTTAAGGCCCCTAGCGGCCTCATACGCGGCCTTAAACACCAAGGCACGCCACCTAGTAAGGGCCGCACCCTTAGAGTGCCTTAAATGGCCATTACGCAAAGCCACCATAGAGCCCTGAGACACCGGAACACCCGAAACCCCAAAAAAGAAACTAGCCAACCAAAACACCACCCTTACCCAGACGCAAAACTTCAGCCCGCAACAGCAACACGCCGTTAGCGTTCAACGGCACAAACTCGCGCAACTCTCCACGCTCAACCAGCTTGATCAAAGAGCCACGCGACTTAGGCGACAACCCCAACAGCTTCAAAGCCTCACGGCGCGTAACAAAATCACTACGCTTAGCGCCACGCGGCCATTCATTCAGCCGATCCTCATTCCTGATAGGCATTAACCCAAACCTTTCTATCCGACGGGCGTCTAACACTGTACTCATATTTTAACTACACCTTGACTACACCTCAACTACACGTTTTGTACACATGTTCGAGTACCGAAAGGCATAAACCGCGCAATTCCAACGAAAAGCAGGAAACCAAGTCAGCTAGTCACAGGAAGAGATAAACGACACTAGTTAGAAACCTAGAAAGTGCTTGCAGCACAAGCAAAAAGGCTATATACTGTGGGCACTCCTTTCGGATGTGTGTTTAGATTGGCAAATAGCCCTGTAGCTAGCTGATTCAGGCGGCTACGGGGCTATTTGTTTGCCTTTTAGTCCGATGTTGTATATGCTCGGGGAGGGGTAAATGTCTGTCCACCGCCGACCCGTCTTTGACCTGACAATAGTTTTTAAAACCCCCTTGGGTGATCTTCACCACACGAATGGGTCACATGGGGCCCTGGTTACCCCTGACAAAGTATCTTGGTTTGTTGGGTGGGTCACTTTTTTGTGTGATTCAAGCGTTTTTCCTGATGAAATTGCTTTTTGTCAATAGATTTTTTTGTGGTGTTGCTAACAGACAATTGGTTAAAGACATGACAAATCCAAAATGTGACGTATTCGTGTTGCTAGGTTCACATGTTGCAGCTATTGACATTGTGCTTGTTATGTGTAGTGAACGTTTTAGTGTGTTGTGAGATTAAACATATTGATTTGTAAGCGTTTGTGTGTTAGCTAACGCGAAAATGTTTATGCCTATTTTATTAACGCGCGCGCGCGTGATAACACAAACGTTTGTTGTTGTAAATAGTTTGCGTTCATTTGGTTAGTGTGTGTTATGTCACCCTGGTTTAGGTTGCATCTGCATAGGCGGCGCGGTAGCCTATAGACATGCAAGCGATATGAATCGCGAGCGCAAATAGTCTGAAACATTGTGACTAGCAACACAGAAAATATACTGGCACTGATAGACATGATGCGCTAGACTAGAGACATAGCGAGAGACGCTAGACAATACACACAATGAGGAGATGCAAACGATGCGTAACAAAGTCTTTGAGACTGTGGCACTGGCCACTATCACCGGTGGCCTTGCCTACTACCTGCGCTCTGAAATGTCCGACCTAGCGGGCGTGATCCTAGACGGGCCGCGCGCGATGTGGGCTATCGTTACCGGCTATGGGTTGACCGACCAGCCCACCATTTGGCAGGACATTCTGTTTAACAATGGGGCTTGGTGGCTTGCAGGTCTGGCTATGTTCTGGCTTGTGGCGTTGGTCACCTGGCAGGTTGTCCGTTTGGTGTACACCGCGTGCCGTGAGTGGGCAGGGCGCCGCGCCGCCGTTGAGTTTCCGGACTGGCTACCTGGTAACCGCTAAACATAATGTGGCTAAGGCCACATATTAAAAACTTGAATCTTCCCCATATTTTCTATAGACTATTTACATGAGGCAAGGGAACGGACCTCAAACCTAAATACCGTCCCCAACACATCACAGATAGGACAAGACAAATGCAAATGGTACGTGACGCTGAGGCTCTGGAAGCTATCGCCACCGCTCAGGGCTTGGAGGTTGAAGAGCTCGAAACCTACGGGTACATGAACGAAGTTGAGGGCGCGGTTATCGGAGCCTTGGGAGAGTTCGCAGGCGAGTTCGACATTGAAGCGATTATCGAGCGTGCGTTCGGTTGGTACGTCCCCCGTAGCGTCTACGTTAGCGTTGTGAGCCCTGACACGTTCTGGCAGATCGTAGAAGAGTGTGAGCTCACCCACGTTGACCGGTCCCGTACCCGCTAGGGTACACATCCTAGCCACTGGCTAGCAAAAAGGGTGGGGTTGCATCCCGTAACCCCACCCTCACAAAAAATATTGACAACACACTGAAAGATAGGACAAAGAAAAATGGAACAGGCACTCGCTAGCGACATGTGGGATAGCCCACATTTCAGGATGGCTTACCGCGAAATGGCTAAAAAATTCTATGAGCTCACCGACGGCTTAGAGTGGGAAACGTCATATTACAAGGACGTTTGGCCTAAGCCGGCTGATATGTTGCAGTACCTAACTAGGGGCCGGTTTGACAAGGCGATTGCAGTTTCTAGCGTATATGACGCAGGAAAAACGTTAGCTGAGGCATACCACGAATTACCGTTCGATAAAATGAGCCCGGCTTTGGTTGACAAATGGAGCGCGCTTTGGACGTTGGTTGAATGGTTTAACGCCCGTTGGCGCATTGAGTGACTTAACTCACTCTCACATCACTTGCTAGCAAGGAAATATACTGATACTATATATACATAACAACAGATAGAAAGGACTTTGAAAATGAACTACACTTACACGCAAGAATGGTTCAACATCTCAGACGCGGCGCTCAATATTGAGCCGGTTACGGGTTACTACGGACACAAAACGATTCGTGAAACCTACAAGCAGCTTATAGAAGAGCTAGACAGCTCAAGGCTAGAATACGAACTTTTTTCCGGTGATGAATTGCGCCATGCCGGTGTTAGGTTAGACTTCCTAACCAGTGATTTTTTAACAAATGGCGGTATGTGCGAGTTAGGCCAAATTCCGACTAGTAGCCGTATAGCGCACATGCATTACATCACAAAAATTTTCACCGATGAATTATTGGCCGCTGAAAGCGACGGCGTACTAGGCGAAAATGTTGACACTGAAAGTATTGACATTTACTACATATCGATAGCGGCTTTGTTAGAACAAACTGTTTCGGTTTATGGTGACCTTAAGCCAAGTCGCGTCCTGGAGAATATCATTGGCTATACTGAATCGAGCTTGCCAATTACGGCGCGTGGCAAGGGTGATGTGATGTACTTAATAAAATTTGGTCGTTTAAGTGGGCGCTCATGGGCTTTTTATGAGTTAGGCGATACTGACAAGTTTTTGTTAGTTGAACCTGCCAATATCGACCAAGATACTTTGTATAAACAAATGCTTGAGGTTTGGTTAGGTCACCCTGAAACTTTGTTGGACCGCGCGCGCTATGCCTATGGTTTATGTGATCCTTGCCACGAACCTATTAATTTGGTTAAATGGTCTCTGGCTAACCGTGAGTGTGAGCAAGCTTACAAGTTGCAGCCTATTTGTGGCGAGTATGGCGAGTCAATTTTTAGCCTATCTCAATACACTAGCGAGAATGTAGCCTAGCTCACTCTCTAAAAACTTGATATATCCCCATATTTTCTATAGGATATAGACATAAGCCAAGGGGACGGGCTAACAATACGTCCCCAAACAAAACACACACATAGAAAGACAGTGACATGCAAAATGTAAAAATGCCCTCATTTGCCACACGGAAAGCTTGGCAGTTAGCGACTATCGATTCTAAGAGCTTCCCAGCGGTAAACCGCCTGAGCGCAAAGAGCCTGCTTTCGTGCTATGGCGCATGTGACATAGCTAACCTTATTTTCAGGAAGCGTTTAGAGTTGGTCCGCATGGTGCGCAAAGAATGGGGGCTAGCGGATGATGAAAATATACCGGGTAGCACCCTAACCGGGCACTGGGTAAAGCGCCGTTTTTGCTATGGCGAGTCCGTGGAATTGCTCACCCCAAAGGGGCTACATGCCGACGTTTTAGAAATTTTGTGGAACGCCGAAATTTTATACGACGCGCTTACCGCGTGGGATAACGCGCCTAAAACGTGGGTAAAAGGGTTAAACCGCTGGGTTCTTGGAATTTTTGCAAATTTGAGCATTTTTGGCGTGTTGGACCTGGAAGATTTAGAGCCTGACCTAGCAGATTTTTGGGAGCGCGTCTATTGGAATGCTGACTAGTGTTAGCTTCCTCACGCCGTGGGCAGGCGGCGCAATTCCTGCCAACCTCAAAACATACACACAAAGGGAGAATTAAAGTGAGCAAGAATACAGATCGTTTCGAGTGGGTAGCAAGCAATTTTGGTAGCGAAAAATTGTGGGCAGATGTTGCGACTAGGGGAGGGCGCGCGGCGCGCCTTGAGTTGCACATTGAATTTGACGGTAACAAACCGCGTCCGCATGTCAGTTTGTTAGCACGTATTGGCAATAACGTTTTTGACACGGATAACGCTAGCGCTTGGGGTGTTCTTTGCTCGATTATCCCGCGCGATGAATGGCCGGGTCAAATTTGGGCAGGTGAAAATTTTGAGGGACCGCGCCAATGTGACAAGGCCGTGCTCAATTGTATTGACAACTTTTATAGGGAAGATTTACGCGACGCGGCTAAATGTGCGCTTTTGGATGAAGCGCAACTCACTTTCTTAAGTCAATCTGGCTGTGAGGTAGCGCAAAATTTCGCCTATGAATGGAACCGCATTATTAAATGTGTGATCGATATTACAGACCCATTTTACAGCATATCCACGATGCTTTTAACTTATCGGTATGACCTGACATTAGCAGAATTGCTTTATGCGTGGGGTAGGCTGGTTTCCACGCCATTCAGCCGTGAGCACTACAATTTTGGCCCAATTTTATCAGGCCGTTTTGAGGTGCTAGCAGACGCGGGAATTTTCTGTGACATGCCTTACAGCAATGAATTTTGTGATAATGCAGCGTCATTTTTAGACGCACTCGAAACGCCTTTTATGTGACCTACTACACACTAAAATAACTTGTAAATATGCGGATAGTCCGCTATTATATTTACATGGGCAGGGGATAGGCCAAACGGAAAATTACCCACCCAAAACAACAACACGACAACATACACAGAGATAGGACAAGGCAAATGGGAACCAAGCCGACCAACTTCCACACTGTAAATAGCTATGACTCCCTAGATTGGGGTTACAGCGGCGGGCGCGTAACTTTTATTTGGGAGGAAGCGCCCGGCGGCGCGATTGAAATTCAAGTCACCGTTGACGACGCAGGAGCGGACGGACGCGTTACCTTTGGCACCAAGGTTACGCAAGGTGACGTAACCTACAGCATGTTTGAAGATGCGGAAGCTATCGCAGCGCTATTACCGGGTATGGCGTGGCCATACGCTTTAGCGAACGGACGTGGCATTTATCACGTTAACGCAGGCGAAGGGCCTTACGACGCGCTTACTTCCGTGCTTGATATGTTCGCACTTTCTGAAAAAGTGCGTGCGTTCGGACAAATTGAGCTCGAAATTAGGGACGCTGTCAAAACTATTAAGGAGAGCGACGGCGCTTTGAGTGAAGAATTTAAGGCAAAATTGCCTATTATGGAGCTTTGGCACTTGCACGACATTTGCAAGGGTATTGTTACGTCAAACATTTGCGGCTGGGG